GGGGGGGGTATGAAAAACTTTTTCCCCTCTCTGCAACGCCACCCTCCTCAAAAAATCTCCGGTGTATATTTTTGAAAATGAGTTTCAATATTCTCTGTGGCCTGTGGATTGTTAGATAAAACGCACACCTGTTTCTCCACAATTCCTGGTATTTACTTCCTTTTAAAAGTTTAAAAAATAGCTAAAAATGGCACTTTCTCCAATGAATAATCCACAGGTTATAGAGAATATTGAAATATAGGAGGAACAAATGAAGAAGAGTAAAGAAAACATTGAAAATAGGGCAGCCTATTCTCCTGAAAACAGAGAAAATCAGCTAATAGAGTTGGCAATGAATGCTGCAGAGAAACAATTAAGAGACGGAACAGCATCACCATCTGTAATAACCCACTTTCTGAAACAGGCATCAACTAGAAATGAATTAGAGAAAGCACTATTAACAAGTCAAAACAAAGTTGCAGAGGCTAAAGCAATGGCGATCTCTAAAACAGTAGATGATGAAGCTCTTGCTAGAGAAGCAATAGCAGCCTTGGCTGGATATAGATCAGATGATTAAGACATATTCCGAATTAATAAAATTACCAAGTTATCAAGAGAGATTAGATTACTTATATTTAGGTGACAATAATGTTTCGTCTCCAAGATCTATATCAACAAAATTTTACAAGTCTGTACTATGGATTAAACTAAGAGCTCAGATAATTATGAGAGATAATGTTTGCGATATAGGATTACTAAGTTTACCTATTAGTGACAAAATAATAGTACATCATATGAATCCTATAACTGAAGACGACATCATAAACATGACTGATAAATTGGTTGATCCTGAGAACTTAATAACATTATCTATTGTCACTCATAATATAATACACTACGGAAATGCTAATAGATTCGTAGATGATATTATAGATAGAAAGGCAGGTGATACAATAGAATGGAAAAGAATGTTTTAAAGCACTACGGTGTAAGAGGAATGAGATGGAGACATAAACAAGGACCACAAGAAGACCCAACACAATCCGCAGAATTCATGTCTGCCGTTTTTGACAGACTTCAAGAAAAACTAGCAGAACAAAAAGAAGGAGTAGATGACGATTTGGAAGCAGCAAGAGAAAGATATCGTGCCGAATTTCTAGATGCAAAAGGAGAAGACTCTAAAGGCAAAAAAGGAAAAGGTGGAAAAGGTGGAAAAGNNAAGTGCAGAAGCTATAAATAAATTAAAAGAGAAAGAAAGGGAACTTGAAAAAATGGAGCAATTGTATGAAGAAAGACATCGACATGAATCTGCAGAAACTAAAAGGATAGTTAACGACAAATTCAAAAGACTTATGAAACACTCAGACGGCACTTTAACACATCATGGTGTTCCTGGTATGAGATGGGGTGTTAGAAAAAACAATTCACATTCTGCCAAAATAAATACTCCACATGGATGGGCTATAAAAAAGATTAGATCAAAATTAAGAGAACGTTCTCTAAATAAACAAACTAGATACCGTAATATTCGAAAACTAAATGAAAGTCAATTGAGAGATTTATCAGATAGAGTAATGACGGAAAATACTCTAAGATCATTAGGAAAATTTAACAAAAGAGAACCTATATCATTTAAACTTAATGCAAAGAGACATTATTTAAATAGAACCAATATGACCGATAAAGAAATCAAAGATGTTACCAATAGATTGTCTTTAGAAAGTAAAGCAATGCATGAAGGAGGTAAAAATTTACAGATGGACAAACAGTGGTTAAAAAAAATAAAAAGTCAGTTAACTCAGTCCGATAAAACTAACACATTAAAACATTACGGCGTTAGAGGTATGAAATGGAAAGAGCACAATCAAGCAGCTGGCGTCGGAGGAGATATATTTGATCAATTAAGAAATAAATTAAATGAAAAGAAAAAGAGTTCTATATTTGGTAAATATACAAAGACTGACACATATTCTAACTATTTAAGTAGAAAGAATAATTCTCAAAGTGTAAATGGTGGTTTTAGAGATAGAATAGCCAAAGCAAATGTATCGGATAGAAAAAGTATTAACAATAAAAGACCTAGCGGTTTGAGAAGAAGAGATACTTCAGAACTATCAGATGGCGGAAGAAGTTTATTAGGATTAAGATCTAAATTAGGTAGAGGTGCTCAACAAGGAATGGGAGCTAGAAGAAGAAATACTTCTCAAGGAGGACCAACATCTAATATTAATTCTGGTTCAGCAGGATGGTCTCATAGTAGAAGTGGTATAGGACAATCACATAACAAAGATTATCATATAACTACATCACGTCAAAATGGAGTATATACTGAAAGAAAAACTTCTAAAAAAGGAAGAATTAGAAAGACAACAGAAACTAAATATTATAAATAATAAGGAGTAGACATGGCATTATCTAATACTGCAGTACCAATTGAATATGGCAAGTTTAGAGATGCTGTTCTAAGAGGAGAAATAGCCGTTAACTATGAAATTAGTTTGCAGATGAACAGGATAGATTATTTAATCAGTTCTAAAGATTATTACTATGACGACCAGGCGATTAAAGGATTCATAGATTTTTGTGAGAAAGAGCTAACTCTATCAGATGGTGGAGATTTAACATTATTGCCCACATTTAAACTTTGGGCTGAAGATGCTTTAGCATGGTTTTACTTCATCGATGAAAAAGTATATAATCCAGATAAGAAAAGATATGAAATTATAACTAGGAAAAAGAGGTTATGTAATTTACAATATTTAATAGTATCAAGAGGTAGTGCCAAATCTATGTACGCAGCTTGTCATCAAGCATATGCAGTATCCGTAGATCCAGAAACGACACATCAGATAATAACAGCTCCAACTATGGTACAAGCAGAAGAGACAATAGGTCCTATTAGAACTGCTTTAGCAATACATAGAGGTCCATTATTCAGGTATATGACCAAAGGATCAGTTATGTCAAAAAACAACGATAAAGTCAAAATGGCATCTACTAAGAAAGGTATACAGAACTTTGTTACTAATTCACTTATTGAAGTAAGAACTATGTCTGTTAATAAATTACAAGGTGCAAGACCAAAATTATCTACAGTTGATGAATGGTTATCTGGAGATACTAGAGAAAATGTTATAGAAGCTTTGGAACAAGGTGCTTCCAAAATAAATGATTATTTAATCATAGCAACTTCTTCAGAAGGTACTGTAAGAAACGGTGTGGGTGACACAATCAAAATGGAACTTCAAGACATTCTTAGAGGAGACCGTTTTGCACCACATGTATCTATTTGGCATTATAAGTTAGATGATATATCTGAGGTTGGAAATCCTGAAGCATGGATTAAAGCAAACCCAAATCTAGGAGCAACTATATCTTACTCTGAGTATGAAAAAGCTGTTCAGACAATGGAAAATGTTCCTGCTAAAAAGAACGATATACTAGCTAAAAGATTTGGTATACCAGTAGAAGGTTTGTCATATTTCTTTAAATACGAAGATACGCTTCTACATGAACCTCATAATTTCGATGGTTTACCATGTTCACTTGGAGCAGACTTATCTCAAGGAGATGACTTCTGTGCATTTACTTTTCTATTCCCATTTGGTAATGGGCGTTTTGGTGTTAAGACTAGAGCATATATAAGTCGATTTAAATTAGAAAAAGTAACAAAAGCGATGAAGTTAAAGTATGAGGAGTTGATTAGTGAAGGTACATTAATTGTTCTTAATGGTTATAAATTATTAATGGAAGAAGTGTATGAAGACTTATATCGCTTTATATCATTTCACAAGTATTCTGTAACTACTTTAGGGTATGATGTGTACAATTCTGAGAACTTTATAAAACGATGGATTGCTGATTTCTCAGATTATAATATAGAAGTAGTAAGACAAGGTTTTAGGACAGAATCTGTACCACTTGGAGAAATACAAAACTGTGCAGCATCAAGAATGTTAATATTTGATGAAGAACTAATGAAATTTACAATGGGTAATGCTGTTGTATTAGAAGATATAAATGGAAACATAATGCTATCTAAGAAAAGATATCAAGATAAAATTGATAATGTATCTGCATTAATGGATGCATGGGTAGCATTTAATAGACATCAGGAGGAATTTTAATGAGTGTTTTTCAAAGAGTTGGAGGTCGTATAAGGAACATCTTCTCAGGAAATCAAAATGAAAACGTTGTTTCGTATGGCGATCCATATATCGGAATAACCACAAACTATAGAGAAATTTCTTCTTATGGAAAAGAATCTTTAACACATGCTATAATCAATAGAATAGCTATAGATGTATGTAGTTGTACATTTCAGCATGTGGTTGTTAATAAAAAGAATGAAGATAGAAAACTCATAGACAGCAATCTAAACTACTGTTTAAAAGTTGAAGCAAACATAGACCAATCATCTATAAATTTTATGCACGATGTTGTATATTCGTTATTAGATGAAGGTGTTATAGCAGTTGTTCCTATAGACACTGAAATAGGCGGAAAGAAAATGACAGTTGATATAAACTCATTAAGAGTTGGAAAAGTCACTAAGTGGTACCCGCAACATGTAAAAGTAAGTGTATATAATGAACTAACTGGTAAAAAAGAAGAGATCGTAAAAAGTAAAAGAGAGATAGCAATAATAGAAAATCCGTTATATGCTGTATTTAATAGTTCTAGTGCAACGTTAAATAGAATCAAAAAGAAGTTAGGACAATCAGATACAATTGATAATATGCTATCTAGTCCTAGTCTTAATGGTTTCTTCCAATTTCCACAACCATTAAAAGATGATTTAAGAAAGAGTTTAGCAGAAAAGAGAATTGAAGAGTTTCAAGATCAAATAAAGAACTCTCCACTTGGAATTGCATATATTGATGGTACAGAGAAGTTCACTCAATTATCTAAACCTTTATCCAATCATATAAATGATACAGTTGATAAATTATGGAAACAGTTCTTTAATGAAACTGGTCTGACTGAAAAGGTATTTAATGGTACAGCTAATGAGGAAGAAATGTTAATTTATCAAGCTAGAACTGTAGATCCGATCCTCAAGTTTATATTATTTGAGTTTAACAGAAAGTTCTTTACTAAAGAAGAAATCCTAAAAGGACATCAAATCGAAGTCTATAAGGAATTATTTAAATTTACATCAGTCGAAAAGTTGGCACATATATCTGATACTTTTCGTAGAAATTATATACTCACATCTAATGAAATTCGTAGTTTACTTAATTATCGAACTAGCAATGACCCTAGAGCTGATGAATTATTTAACCCGAATATTGCAGATGCTAACCAAGATATGGGTGGAGGTTTTACAGATGATATGGTAGAACAAATGGCTGATCAAATATTAAGTATGAATGAGAAAGGAGGAGAAGATCAAAATGAAGAATAAAAGTTATGATTTTTGTGGCTGGGTAACTAAGAACGATATTAAGTGCACCGATGGTGTAGTTATAAAACAATACGCTTTTAAAGATTCAAAAGAAAAAGTTCCACTAGTTTGGAATCATGATTATAATAGCGTAAATAACGTATTGGGTCATATGGTTCTTGAACATAGAGATGAAGGAACTTTTGGATACGGTTATTTTAACAATAGTGACGAAGCACAAAATGCAAAAATTATGGTTCAAAATGGTGACATTACAGACTTGTCAATCGGTGCTAAAAACATAAAAAGACAAGGAGCCCTTGTTACTCATGGTAATATATATGAAGTATCACTAGTGTTGGCTGGTGCTAATGCTGGAGCAAGAATAGAGTCAGTAATGAATCACTCTGATGAATATGGTGAAGAGGGTATATATTACCCTGAAATGTCGATTCTGCTACATTCTGAAGACGATGATGAAGAAGAGTATGAAGAAGACGAAGAATATGAAGAAGACGAAGAGGAGGGCGATGTAATGCCGGGACAACTATCTATGAACGAATTTTTAGATTCGTTAAGTGAAGAACAAGCTATGTTCTTAAATGAATTTCTACCAGAAGACGAAGATTATGAAGAAGGAGATGAAATAGTGAAACAAAACGCATTTGACAGCAATGATGATACAATTCAACATTCTGATTTCGATGGTATAACACTTGACTCTTTAATTGAAGAAGCTAGATTATCAAATGGCAACTTAAAGAATACTGCATTAATGCATGGTGTTACAAACATTGAATATCTTTTCCCAGAAGCTAAATTAATAGACCAACCTTATTTATATAAGAATCAAAATACAGCTACTGAAGAAATAATTAATGGAGTTAGAAAATCTCCATTCGAAAAAGTAAAATCTATGTTCTTTGATATTACTGCTGATGAAGCAAGAGCTAAAGGTTATATTAAAGGTAAACAAAAAGTAGAAGAAGTTATTAAACTATTAAAGAGAGAAACTCATGCTAAAACTATTTACAAGACTCAAAAGTTTGACAGAGATGATTTAATTAGTATGGATAATAGTGCAAACTTCTTATCATTCATTAACAGTGAAATGACTATGATGTTAAAAGAAGAACTTGCAAGAGCTATTTTAGTTGGTGACGGAAGACAAACAACTGACCAATATAAAATCGACGAAGATAAAATTAGACCTATCGTAAAAGACGATGAATTCTATGCACCAATCTATTCTTATGGTTCTCCAGAAAGTTTAATTGATAATATCTTAAAGGCTATGATTGAATACCAAGGAAGTGGTTCACCTACATTATTTATCGAACCAGCTTTATTATATGCTTTAAAGACTGTTAAAGATAAAAACGGTAGATATATCTACAATAACAATAATGAATTAGCGTCTAGAATGGGTGTATCTAAAATTGTAGAATGTTCATTCTTAGCTAATAGTAAATTCAAAGCTGTTGTAGTAAACCTAAATGACTATGTATTAGGCTCTAATAAAGGTGGAGAAATTACTCATTTTGAAGATTTTAACATCGACTTCAATAAACAAACTTTCTTAGTTGAAACAAGAGTATCTGGAGCATTAGTTAAACCTAAATCTGCATTATGCTTCTACAATGAACCAGATGAAACTGAAGCAAAACAAGAATCCGTTGATGAAAAATCAACTATTACAGGTGTTTAATAGGTAATATATAATGAAATATGTAGGAGAAATTGGATACTACGGTGAAGATACAATAAAAGATGGAGTATATACAAAAGAAGTTCTTACAATAAAAATAAAAGGAGACATGGACGAACTAAGGATCGATAAAGTGTCTCCTAATGAGAACAATCAACAGTATGAAAACACATTATTTAACAATGTTATATCTTTTATACCAAATAATCTTATTAGACAAAAGATAAAATCTGGAGATTTAGCTTATATAACTCTAGATGGATTTAAGTGGAAGATTTCTTCTATATCTTATAACAGACCAAGAGTCAAACTAACGATTGGAGGTCTATACAATGGAGAATAGAAGAATTAAATTCCAAAAAGTACTAGATACTTATGTAACTAAAGGATTAATAAACAGAGCGTATTATTCTCCACCAGAGAATATCAAAATGGAGTATCCTTGCATAGTATATAAGAAAGAATTAAACCCGCTGGATACTGCAAATGATGGTCGATATTTCAATTATAACAAATATCAATTAATGATAATGGATAGAAGGATAGACAATCCAATAATTGATGATATACTAGATAAGTTCAATACATCTATGTATGTTAATGAATATTGGACTGATGGAATACACCATACAATTATAGAATTATATTATTAGGAGGTCATTAAATGGCAAAATTAAAATGGGATGAAATTGGTAAACGTTATTACGAAGCTGGTACATCTAAAGGTGTTTTATTTGTATTAAACCCTACTACTAAAAAGTATGATAAAGGGGTAGCTTGGGATGGTTTAACAGCTGTAAAGCAATCACCAGATGGAGCAGACACAAACGACATGTATGCAAACAATGGTAAATACGGTACATTAAGAGGTGCTGAAAACTTCAAAGGTTCAATTGAAGCATATACTTACCCAGATGAATTCGCAGAATGTGATGGTTCTAAGGAAGTTATTCCTGGAGTATATCTAGGACAACAACATAGAAAGCAATTCGCTTTAGTATACTCTACTAAGATTGGTAATGATACTAATGGTTTAGATGAAGGAGAAAAGATTCACATTATATATGGATGTACTTGTTCACCATCATCTAGAGATTATGAAACAATCAATAATGATCCAGAACCAGTTAAACTTACTTGGGAATTTCAAGCAACTGCTCAATCAGTAACTAAAGAAGGATTTAGTTCATGTGCATATGTAGCAATCGATTCAAGAAAAATTGATTCTCAAAAATTAGAAAAGATTCAAAAGAAACTATATGGTGGAGATGCTCCAACTGAAAACTCATCTTTACCAGATATTAACGAATTAATCGAATTAATAAAATAGGATATTAAAATTAGGAGGAACAGTTATGATTACAAGAACTATAAAGTACAAAGATTTTGATGGAGAAGAAAAAGAAAAAGTATTATATTTCCATCTTACTAAATTAGAATTAACAAGATTAGATGCTAAATTGCCAGGAGGTTTAGAAAGCTATGCAAAAGCAATTGCAGAAGCTCAAACACCTGCTAAATTATTAGAGTTAATAGAAGATGTAATACTTACTGCATATGGAGTAAAGACACCAGAAGGTAAATTTATTAAATCATTAGAAGCTAGAAGAGATTTCGAATATTCTGAATGTTATTCTGAACTAATTATGAACTTACTTAATTCTCCACAAGCAATGGAAGAATTTGTTTCTGGATTAGCATATGTTGAAGACAATAAAGAGTTAGAAGTTATAGAAGGCGGAAAGAAAAATAAGAAATAGAGGATGTTATACACGTCCTCTTTATTTTTATATGAAAGGACTACTAATATGATAACTCTAACATTTAAAGATAGAGAGTTATATAATGACTCAACATCAGAATTTATAACAATTAAAGGTGGGACGTATCATCTAGAGCATTCATTGGTCGCTATTTCAAAATGGGAACAAAAGTACAAGTTACCGTTCCTACACACTGAAATATCTGGGGAAAAGTTTCTATACTACATAACCTGTATGTGTAATGAAGAACTAAATCCATCATTAATAACTAGAGATGATATGATAAAGATAGCCGAATATATTCAAGATCCACAATCGGCAACCACTTTTAGTAATTCAAGAGATACTGGAAAGAAAGATATACTTACAAGTGAAGTTATCTATGCTATAATGACTATGGCACAGGTAGATCTTGAGTGGGAAAACAGAAACTTCAATAGACTTATGACTATATTAAGAGTTATCTCTATAAAGAATGACTCTGAGAATAAAATGTCAATGAATGAAATATATAAGTCTAATTCTGAATTAAATGAAGAACGAAAAAGAAAATTAGGTACGAAAGGATAATTATGAATATAAGCTATAGTATGAATGAAGGATTAAGGGGTTTTGAGGCTTACATTAATGCTGCTACTAGTAAAAGTAAATTAGAAACTATACTCAACCATGCTGGTAAAGCCATAGTTAACGAACTTAAGGCTAAAACTCCATCACATAATACAGGAATCACTGGTAAGAGCTGGGCATACAAAGTGACAGGCGATGAACTAATAGTATACAATAATGCCCATGAACAAGAAGATATTGTAATGGCTCTTGCTATACATTATGGACACGGTACTGGTACTGGTGGTGTTGTATATGCCAATCCATATATTACTAAAGCGGTAGAAAGAGTTATGCCTAGAATACTTAAAGAGATAGAGGGGGTGCTTAAATAGATGGTAAAAAGAGGTTCTCGTCCAATAGATGAGAAAATTATTTCCATGAAAATGGATAACTCCCAGTTTAAAGAAAAAGCAAAAGAAACAGAAAGATCGTTTACAAACTTAAACGAAAAGATAAAGAAGACAAAGTTTAAAGGTATGTCTGATAGTGCATCTTCCAGCGTTAAATCTATTAATAAGTCTATGAAAGGCGTAGATTTTACAGCAATGGAAAAAGGTATAGACAGAATCAATAAACGATTCAGTTTAATGGAAGTAGCAGGAAGAGCTGCAATAAGTGGTCTAGTTCAAAATGGAGTCAATAAACTTACAAGTGTTTTCACTACTGGGGGATTTTCTCCATTAGGAGCCATGAAAAATGGTCTGAACGAGTATTATACTCAGTTAGGATCTATAAGAGTAATGAAAGCTAATACGGGTGGTAGATATACAGAACAACAAATTAATGGTTATCTAGAAAATTTAAATGATTACGCAGATAAGACAGTTTATAAGTTTGATGAAATGACTAAAAACTTAGGTATATTCACTGCAGCAGGTATTAAAGATCTTGATACTGCGACAATGGCAATTAAAGGTATGATGAACTTAGCAGCGACTCAAGGTGTAGATAATGAAAATATCATGAGAGCTACTTACCAATTATCACAAGCATTAGCTGCTGGTAAAACTAAACTTCTTGATTGGAAATCAATAGAAAATGCAAACTTAGGTGGTGCTTTATTTAAGGATGCTTTAATTGCAACTGCAAAAGAGTTAGGACATGATCCAACACAAACTAAAAAGTATAAAGAAGATGGATTTAGAGGTTCGTTGGAAACTGGATGGTTAACAAATGAAGTTATGCTTCGTACTTTAAAGAAGTTCTCAGAAGATCCAGAAATGTTTAAAGCCGCAACAGAGATAGATACATGGAAGAAGCTTGTGGACAACTTACAAGAATCTTATGGTACTGGTTGGGCTGATACTTGGAAGACATTGTTTGGTGGATTAGAAGAGTCAACTAAATTGTTTACAGGTATTAAGAATGCTATAGAACCATCTTTTGATGCACTAAAGAAATGGAGAGTTGGATTGGCTCAAGCATTCAAAGATGCTGGTGGTGTTCAAAATTTCTTTGATATGATCATCAATACTGGTGGTGTAGTTAAAGCTATATTTGAAAGAATTGGACAAGCATGGAAGAACGTATTTCCATCTGCTGGTGAGGGTATAGTTGTTCGTATCGCTAAAGCTTTTGGATTGCTTGCTAAGAATAGTGCTTCAGTTAGAGATTTCATTAGAACTTCTGCTGTATTTGATGTATTTCAAAAGTCTATCGAACTTGCTTTAACAGCAGTTAAGCTATTTATCAAAGCAATACTAACAGGCGGTGCTATAGTTCGTGACTTTTTAAGCCCTTATATAAGTATGGCTGCTGATGGTGTTATGTCGTTCGCGGAAAGAATGTATAACTTTGTACAAAGTGCTGGTAGTTTTGGTGATGTATTAAATGGACTTATTGATAGAGTTAGAAACTTCAACTTACAAATAAAGAATCCTTTTGAAGGAGTTAATGTATGGGAGAAGATCAAACATTACTATTCAGTAGTTACAAATTATGTATTGTCCAAATATGAGGAATTAAAGCAAAGATTTAACCTACCGACTCTTGGTAGAATGGGAACTTTTGCATTGTTTATAGCAATAGGTTTAACAATCCGTAAAGGAATCAAAATGGTGACAAAAGCCATATCTGGGTTCTTTGATACATTAAATCATTTTGCAGAAGATGCTAATGTATTTAAGAATCTTAAGAAACTTATGGATAATATTGGAGATTGCTTTAAAGATTTTACTAAATCATTTAGAACAGCTTCATTAGTTGCAGTTGCAGTATCTATATCTGTAATGGCATTGTCATTGAAGTTACTAGCAAGTATTGATGCGGAAGGATTAAACAGATCAATTGCTGCTTTAACAATAATGATGGCTACTCTAATGATATTCCTTAAGCAAGTAGGAAAAATTGGAAATGCGGTTGAGAAGACTGGTAAAAATGGTAAAATGTTCAGTAGTGACGGTAAAACAGCATTTCTAAGAATGTCCGCTTTCTTAATAGGTTTATCAGTGTCATTACTAGCGATGACTGCTGTTGTAGGTATACTTGGTAAAATGAAACCTGATACATTACAAAGAGGTGTTGCCGCATTAGTATTATTAATGGGTATGATGACAATATTAGCTAAAGCAGTTAGTAAATTGAATTCAACTAAGAAGTCTGATGGTAAGAAGATAGATGTTAAGCTCGCAGGATCATTTGCATCTTTAGGTATCATGGTTCTTGCCATAGCACATGCTCTGAAGACGTTATCAAAAATAGAAGATCCAGAAATGTTAATGACTTCTATAATGGCAGTCACAACTATATTAGTAGCGATAACTGGTATGGCTGTAGTTCTAAAGAAAGCAGATGTTAATGACAGACAAGTTAAACCTATAAGAAAACTTATACGATCTATTACTATTATGATGTTGGGTCTATCATTGTTATCAACAATTCCTACAGACAAAGTAATGGGTGCTACTTTAGCGGTCGGTGCTTTACTAGGGGCTATGGCTGGTACTTTACTACTATTAAGTAACATATCTGCAGAGAACTCTAATCATGTTAAGAATGCGTCTGCTATAGCAATTGTTGCGGGTTCATTAGTATTAATGACCATAGCATTATTACCATTATCATTTGTTCCAATGGAAAAACTAGCCGCAAGTGTTCTATCACTTAGTGTACTGATGGCTGCCATGGCGAATACTTTATCAATAATGTCTGGAACTGAAGGTAGTATTAAGAATGCCGCATCACTATTTATTATGGCTGCTGGTTTAGTCGTTTTAGCTGGAACATTAACTATACTTGGAGCATTACCATTAACATTAATAGCTAAAGGACTTCTGGTATTTGCGTCTGCATTAGCTATATTAACAGCTGCGGCATATGCTTTAAAACCAGTTTCAACAACTGTTCTTTTAATATCCAGGGCTTTCACATCTTTTGGATTGGCTTGTCTTGGAATAGGAGTTGGTGTTTGGTTAGTTATTAATGCATTTAAGTCTTTAGGAAGTATAACTGGAGACGAAATGGATAAGATAGTCGCAAACTTAGATAAGCTTGTAAATGCGTTCATTCAATTAGCTCCAAAATTAGCATTGTTAGTTGGTGAAATTATAATTCTTATAGTAGGAGTATTGAAATCTAAAACAGCATTTATCGCGTTGACTATTATTACAATGTTCGCAGAAATTGTATCTGTAGTAATGGATAACATTAATCACTTGGTAAATGTAGTAGTTACAGGTCTTGTTATATTTGTAAGAGTATTAGCAAGAACTATAAGGACTAAAGGACCAGAAATATTATATGCTGTAAAATCATTAGTATTATCTATTATTGAGTTATTTGTTCAAGCATTATTTGAGATACTGAAGATAATTACTTCTTTCTTCTGGGATACTGGTAATTTCTTTGATGGATTATCAACTACAGTAATACTTGGGTTACGTAAGAGCTTTGGTATAAAAGATGTTGTAACAGAGAAAATGGAAGAAGCAAATATGGCATCTTCTATAAAAAGTAGTGCTAAAGCATTAGGTGATTCTATAGGTAATGGTGCTATGAATGGTGTTAAAGAGAATGTTAAGAGTTCTGAGTTTGATGATACCGTTAAAGTTATAGGAGATAAAATAAATAATTCTGGTGAAATAGAGAAAGCTGGAGATAAGTTTGGAACAACTTTAGCTAAATCTGTAAGTACAGCATTTAAAAGGGAATTCGATCTTGGGTGGTTATTATTTGGTAGTGAAAAGAATAAAAAGATACACACTGAACAAGATAAATTAGATAAAGATAAAGAAAAATACAAAGATGAATGGGATAGGTTGTCTCCTAAACAAAAAGAGTATTTTGAAAAGAAACCATATTTAAATAATACTAATAAATCAGATCGTAATTTATCTGAAAAGTTAGGTGGATATAATAAACCAGAAACTGCTGGAATGAAACAATACAATGACTTCGAAGCATATGCTCTTAGTCAAAAAGTAAAAAGTGCTGAAACAACAGATAGATTCTTCGGCAATTGGAATAAGGGTTGGAATACAGGATATAAGGCATTTGACGATATTCTAAATAAGGATCTAAATAAATTTGGTAATGACTGGACCAATGGTATAAATAAAGGAGGTACTAGAGGTGTTGAAGCTATGAATCAAAATACTTCATCTTTATTAAAGGTTGCTCAAGCTACTTACAATCCATTAGTCAATAGTGGTTCTAGAGGTGGTACTGGTTTTGCATCAGGATTGGGTGGTAAGGCTGGGGAAGCTAACTCTGCAGGTAGAAACTTAGGTAATAGAGGTATTAGTGGTGTAGAAGGTACTGCAACATATAACAGAGGTTATACTTCAGGTGCATTCTTTGGTCAAGGTTTCTTAGACGGTATTAATGCTAAAGCTAAACAAACGCAATCTGCCGCATATGAAATGGGAGCTGGGGCTGCTGCGGCATTAAGAAGAGGTCAACAAGAAGGTTCGCCATCAAAATTAACTACTAGATCTGGTATATTCTTCGCACAAGGTTATATCAATGGTATTAAGAAGATGGGTTCAAGACTTTGGGAGACTGTAAAGGACGTTAGCTCATTAGCGGTCAATACTCTTACTGAAACTATTGCAGATATTCAAAATGGCTTCAATAATCCTATAGATTTAAAACCTACAGTCATTCCAACAGTCGATTGGTCTGGATCTGAGCTATCTTTATCAAGAACTGGAGTAGGTATGATAAACGCTGCAGATTATATAAGGACTGGTGGAGCAGGAAGTGTATACAATGAATATAATACTTTCAATAATAAAGGAATATTTGATGGTGCCACTTTCATTATTAGAGAAGACGCCGATATTGATAAAATAGCAGTCGCGTTAGATAAACGTCAACAATTAAATAGACAAAAGAGAGGTAAATTTAAATGGTAGAACCTGGATGTAAGATATATAGAGTGAAGATAAAGAATGACAATGTTTCTATCGAACCGTTCTTTAAATCCGACATCGAATATTATAGTAAATGGGAAATGGATTATACAAATGACTCTGAATTTACTATTGAAAACTATAGTTCTAGTAATAAATTGACATATAACTTATTACAAAGGAATATGACTGGCTACCAATTTCGTCCTATGAGTAAGAAGTATGAAAATTGGAAACAGACTGAAACGTTTTTATTCCCAGTTAGTAAATATAGCATGAGAGATGTTCAAAAGATTGTTAATGAAATGTTAATTGATATAAATCATGAAACCAATTTAGGTAAATATATTGCAATCGCATATGACTGGGATATTATTCCATTTTCAGAGATTAATCACCCATATGATCCAAATAAATACACATGGCTTAGAATATTAAAAAAAAGTAATGGAAAAGCTGTGAATTATAGACATGTATATATATCAGATGTTATAAAGTTTAGTACTTCAAAAGATTTTATAGAAGTTGAAATTCCATTTGAATCTGTTGAGAATTACAAAAAGACAGTATTTATTGATACGGACAAAAGTCAAAAAGAAATACAATCTATAATATACAATAGGCATATTTATAACGTAAATGAACCTAATTCAAATGATTTGCCTAATTCTCTTGGTGTATTTGCTCCTTTTGGCGAGATAAAGTCACCTTTATTATCAATTAGACTTTCTGATAAAAGTGATTGGGATAAAATTGTTCTACAAATATTGACCATTAATCCTTTTGGTCAAGGATTTAAGAATAGTGAAGTAATGTTTAGTTTTGACTTTAGAGTATATTGTTCTAAACATAAAATTCCTGCAGATAAAAATGTATGTATATTATTTGATTTAAAGAATGGCTATGTTGGTTGGGCAAAAGATACTACAGATTGGTTAGGAAAATCAACATTTATGGATCAAAATCTAGTAGAGTTTCCATTGCGATATGATTATCAAAGTGAAGTTGAATTTTTAAATACTAGAAATATTACATTAAATAATGGGGATGTTATCATATTAATGTCACCAAAAGATGAAGTAGCAAACGAAGCAGTAATTGATGTTACGGAGGGATAAAATAAATGATTAAATACTATCCACCATTATATTATTATCCAACATATAATGAGGATCAAGTTTGGAAGAATGAGTTTATATTAAATGAAAACATAGAGTCGTGCAGTGTTAGCGATTATGCTTATCAGTACGGCTCTTGTACTATAACTATCAAACAAGTATACGATCCTAAGAATCCGTTATATGACTTTGAGCCTTATGGTATAATACATTTAACGGATGATAATAGAGGGCCTAATAGTAAATTTAGAAGATTCATAGTTAATAACATATCTGATGAAGTAAGTGATGGAGTTCAAACAATAACATTAGAGTGTCTTGATATGTTGTCTACACTAAACTGGACATCTGTAGTTTCTAAAAGAGATTATGCTGCTTCAAATGGAGGCGGTGGCAAACATATAAAAGATGCAATTCAAGATATGTTAACTGTTCAATCTGATAATCCAGCGTGGGCTGAATTTTACTGGAAGCTAACAGATACTAGTAAATACAATATGAGTTCTAAAGATGTTACAAAATTAATATTTGATTCTGGGACAACTTGTGGCGAAGCATTCATGCAATTAGTAAAAGAGATGTTTCTTGAGATGCAAATCAAAATAGAAGCAAAACCTAATATAATAAGAGAAGCTGGAGTTAGTTCAGATACTAAGCCACTGTTCTATAACTGGTACACTTTAATGAGCGGTAACATATCTATGGTATCTTTTAGTAAAGAACCAACATATGTAATGCCTATAAATATGTCACCAAACTTCTTAGGATATCATTTGGAAAGAACTGTTGAAGGTCATGTTAATAGAATATGGCATAAGAAATCCGAGAATGAAGAAGGTTATACTTATATTCAAAACGACAATGATAGAAGGACTTATGGTCTTAGGGAGATATTGCTAAACGATACTAAGGACAAAATACCAAAAGACAAGATGCGTGAAATAAGTCCATCGGCCAATCGTAAATATGTTTGGAGTAAAAATGGTATCCAAATGAAAATTAATATATTAGACGTTCCTATGATAACAAAAGAAGGATTATCAAAACATGTCGATTTGTATGATATTCTTACATTTAGAGATGGTAATAATGATAACCTGAACTTTATTGTTGTGGGGATTGAAAAGAAAGATATTGTTAATGATCCAGAAAACATAGAAATAACTGTTATGGATTGTAATGATATTAAGTCCAATACACCAGACTCATATAAACCTAAAGTGGGGGGAACCCATAATTCTACAGATATTGACAATTCTGATAAGACAACATTCAAATATGGAGATAAAGTCAAAATTACAGGTACTCACTATCAAACTGGAGGAAAAATACCAAACTGGGTATTATCTTCTACACACACAGTTGATGCCGTTAGAGGATCTAAAATAAGACTTAAAGAAGTATGGTCATGGGTTTGGGCAAAAGACTTAAAGAAAGTGTAGAAAGGAGACTTATATGGGAAACAATTATATAACCATCAATTTATATTTAAACGAGTTTGAAGAACAAGAAGAGGATAATAATGTCACATTTGATCCGAATGAATTTCCATTAAAGTATGATGGTAATTATAGAAATGGACCTGTTGCAAAGTCATTTGATGAAGAGGGAGCTTATAGATTATTCTTTGCATATTATGGATATATTCCATCAAATTATATAACGGTTGAATGCTCAGACAAAAATGATAAAATAGTAGAAATTTCAAATATGAAATCACCTGATTATTATGTTGAAGAAGAACGTATTAAAGATATTAAAATATTTTTAGTAGATGGTAAATTAAAATATTCAGAAAATATCGCTAATAAATATGTTTCTATTACTTTAAAAACAGAAAAAGGTCATATTTTTAGATGCCATTTTTCACCAGACCAACCACCAGTACAATAGGAGGAAAATTATGAGTAATAATTTTATAACAATAAATTTATACTTATACGAGTTTGAAGATGGTAACTCAGGATCTAGTATAGATCTTTCAACTTACTTTAATACAATCCCTAGACCGGTTAGTATATTATTTAAACATTTAAAAGATGTAATGTCTGATGATTACACTTACGATGTTCCAGTATGGAGAGATATAACAGAAGGTTATCAATACTTATCATGTAGAAAATCCGATGATAAAATAGTAAGTTATACTAATATTGTATATACTGATAATGCTCATGAGAAATCATATACAATTATGATTGAAGACGGAAAATTAAAATATTCAAACAATATTTTCGAAGTAGTTAAAGAGTGTTTAATAACAACTAAGAATGGTGTTACATGTCCTATATCATTTGTTGCGAATGGACCGGCTCCTAGACCAGAACCAGGCCCAGAAGACGACTTTGGTTTTGATTACAGTGAATCTGTTCCGGGTTTAGGTAGATATTTCAATACCCAACCAAATCCAGTTAATATGATGGTAAGAATGATAGATGCTGAAGACCAAAACAAATGGTATTTCGAAATACCAGTAAAAGATGAAAATGAATGGTTAGAATGTCGTAATGCTGATGATGAGATTGTAAAAGTATATGTTAGGGAACCAAATTTACCTCCAGACATGAAACAACCATATAATCTACGTGTTGTAGGTGGTAAATTATATTACTCCTCAAACGCTAGCCAAATGGTAGATCTTTTCATAGTTGAAACTAAGAATGGAATAAAAGCTCCATTTAAATTAAAATATAGTGGTGGATCTGCATTACCAGTATAATGTTTAAGGAGGTATAGTTGTTGAACGGCACATATATTGTTCCAGTGTCTTTAACATTATTTGCTACAATTGTTGGATTACTCTCGACAGTATTAATTATTAACAATAATGTAAAAAAGATAATGGAGGATCAAAAGACAAAGAATATAAAAGATTGGAAGATATATCAGTCTGTTGAAAAGATTGAAGATGTCGATAAAAGATTAAGCAATATAGAGGATATAAGTGAGAACCGTTCTTTACAAATAAGATCTATAATGTCTGATAGAAAAGTTATAATGTCGTCATTATATACCATATTAGAAAACATGCAAAAGCTTGGTGCTAATGGAAATACCGAAAAATGCATGAATGAACTAAAAACTCATCTTATAGACTCAGTAAAAGATGTTTTAGACGAGGATTCATACCAAATATCCTCAAAAAATAGCAAAAAATAGGGCATTTGCTCTGTATGGCGAAAAATGGTACCAAATTTGAATTTTAGGCACTTTTTAATATAATTAG